GTTATGGGGATTTGAACCAGCAACGCACTGCCAAAGTAGCTGAAGCGCGTTGCAAGGGATACAGGTTAGCGAGCTACGCATCGAGCCGGGCCTGGATCTGGAGAGGTTTTAGAACAGAACCCAACACAATGATCATGGAGCACAATACAATTCAACCATATGTTAACATTGGCGAGAATTGTATTTTGTGGAGTGGAAACCACATCGGACACCACACTCAAATTGGCGAGAATGTCTTTATCGCTAGCCACGCAGTCATTTCTGGTTCCGTTGTCATTGGAAACAATAGCTTCATCGGAGTAAATGCGACACTAAGAGATAATATTGTTAGTATTGCTAAACTTTTAAACTATGTCCCTAGATCTATTTCATGTTCTAAGGCATGTTTACATGTAGAGGTTCAGACCTCACAGACAAATGGTGCTTATCCTAGTAGTATAACGCTTTCTAAGGGTCCAGTTGCAAGTGGTGGAAACTTTATATGGAATATACTTTCAGACACTACTGTAGAGGTTAATACGACCACTGGTATTGCTATATTTGATAATTTAATGGTTAAAGAGGGTTCTATTATGGACTTTTCTTATAATGTGAATACTTTCCAAAATCAAAATTACAAAATACCTGCCGAAGATGCAGATATAAGCACTTTAATAGTCACTGTTAAACCTAATGAAGCATCTACTACATCTGACTTATACAATTTAGTTGATACGGTTACAAATCTAACTGCTTCAACTAGGGTTTATTTTATTGCTGAAGGTGAAGATCAAAGATATGAAGTAAGATTTGGTGATGATAGTGTTGGTAGAAAACTTAAAGATGGTGAAGTTATTAATTTAGAGTATTTGGTTACTTCTGGTACAGAAGCAAATGAAATACAGAAGTTTACTTTTATAGGTTCTCTTAGCGATAGTCTTGGAATTTCACCTCCAAATGGAGATGTTACCCTAACAACAAAAGAAAAGTCACAGCAAGGTGCTCCTGCGGAGACAGTTGAGTCTATTAAGTATATGGCTCCTAGATACTACTCATCTCAATACAGAGCAGTTACAGCACAGGATTATGCTGTAATAACTAAAAAAATATATTCTAATGCAGATTCTGTTATTGCTTATGGTGGTGACTCTTTAAATCCACCAATTTACGGTAAAGTCTATATTGCTATTAAGACTAAGACTGGTTCTTCTTTAAACGATGCAACTAAAAAGAACATTGCTGCAGATCTTAGGAGTTATGCAATGGCATCTATTGACCCTGTAGTTATTGACCCAGATCAACTTTACATTTATCCTAAAGTATATGCTTTATACGATACTGGTGTAACTAACAATACATCTGCTATTAAAACAAATATACAGAATAGTGTTGGTGATTGGGCTACTCAGACTCAGATTAACAACTTTAACTCAACATTTAGAAATCAACAATTCCAAAAGGCAATTACCTTATCCGATAAGGCAATTACTGATGTTTCCGTTCAAACATCACTTTTGAAATATATTAAACCTCAAACTAATCAAACTAATACTTATTGTATTTCTACTGGTTCTGCACTATACAATAGTGCTCCAAGTAACGTTGATGGTGCTGATGCTGCTGGATGTAAGAAAGAACCTGTGATATTATCAGGTAATTTTAGGACAGCAGATAGACCTGGAATTGATCAGCAATTTGAAGATGATGGATTTGGTAAGTTAAGAACCTTCTATAACACTGGAAATAAGAAGGTATACACTAATACTAATGCTGGTTCTATTAATTATGATACTGGTGATATATGCATTGGTCCTATTAATATTGTCGGTGCTGGTGATAATATACCATCATCTACAAATTTAAATCTATCTGATGCTGTTACTGGTGTAGGAAGTGTAATTGATACAAATCAACTTCCTACAGATTTATCATTACCAACGTTGTTTATACCTTCCAACAGTTCTACTATTCCAGCATCTACTCCTGGTACTATTATTAATTTAATTAATCCAGAAGTTACAGTAAGTCCAACTGGTTCAACACCACCTCCTACTGTACCTCTAAATAGTTTGACACCAAAGGTCTTTAATCAAGCACCAACTCTAGTAGAAGTTGCTTCAATTAATAATACAGGTTCTCTCACTTCTAGTTGTTTCTAAATTAGATGGCAAATATCAATAAAGTCTCCCAATCAGTAAGGTCGCAGACCCCAGCTTTCATAGAGGATGAGTATCCTCTGTTTAATAAATTCATTGAATATTATTACAGATCGCAAGAAAAGACTGGATTAGGGCAAAATATTTTAAACAATTTCCTACAATATTTGGATATTGATAAACTAGATATAGGAATACTTGATGGTTCAACTAAGATTGTAGAACCTATATCAGTTACTGATGATACTATAGTTGTAGAGAGTGTAGATTCATTTTTAGAGAACGATGGATCTATTTTGATTGGTGATGAAGTAATATATTATGAAAAGACAACTCATGCTCCTAATATTGCATTAAGTCCAGGTGTTTCATATGAACAAGTTAAGTTAAAATGGTTGGGACTTGCAAGTCCATTAACGTTATTTGATGGAACAACTCAAAAATTTCCTTTAACTTCTCAAAATAATCCAATTGCTCCTCCTACAGCACAGCATTTGATTGTTCAGTCTTATGGTGAAGTTTTAATCCCTAATATTGATTATACTGTAGAGGGTACTGATATTATCTTTACAGAAGCACCAAGACAGAAATTAGATGCAGATGGTGCTTCTAGTACCTTTATTACATATTTGAGTGGTTTTGTTGAGAATACTATTGTACCAATTGATAATTTATCAAATGGTTTTGGTGAATCTAAACGTCAATTCACTATGACAAGAAATGGTGAACCATATGAACCTGTTATAGATGAATATGTATTAGCAATTTATGATAATAAGTTACTTTTACCCAAAATAGATTTCTTTATTGATGGAAATCAGTTTATATTTAAAGAAGCACCTTTAAATGGTAGATTTTTGGCATTATACTCTGTTGAAGCTCCAATTCCTTCTTTTGGTTCTGGTGCTATCGGATATGCACGTGTAGATGATGATAGTCAATTAACTGGTATTTCTACAAGTTCTAATGGAAGTAATTATAGATTTGAATATCCTCCAAAGGTTTCTATAAATTCTGATACTGGATCAGGTGCATCTGCAACAGCATTAGTTAATGGTATTAAGAGTGTTTCTCTTCTTGATGGAGGTTATGGATATAGTGATACAAACCCACCTTTGGTAACTGTACAAGAACCTACAAAACCAGGTTCTACTACAGCCTCTATTAAAGCAACTGTTACAAATGGTGCTGTTAGTGCTCTAGAAATCCTTAATTCTGGTAGTGGGTATACGTTCACACCTAGACTTACTTTTACACAGCCTGGAGGTGCTACAATTGCCCCTCCAACCATGTCTAATGGTTCTATTAGTGGTAGTGTAACTGTAACTAAGGGTGGTATTGGTTATACAACTGTACCTGACATCTATGTTGACCCTCCAACTGAAGAAAATGGTATCAAAGCATCATTGAGAGCAGTTTTAACTGATGGGCAGGTTACTAGTATTCAGGTATTAAATGCTGGTCAAGGATATGTTGGAACTCCTAGAGTTTCTGTTATAGACCCAACAGGAGCACAGATTCTTCAGACAAAGGTTGATGGTGATGGAAGAGTAACAGATATTGAGCTTTTAAGTGGTGGTAGTGGATATCAAGATGTTCCTTCTGTTTATATTGTTGATGAAAGAGTAGATCAAATTGGTAATTATGCAGGTGGTACTGGTGCTGAAGCAGTAGCAACAATATTCAACGGTCAGATTATTGATATCAATATAATTAATTTTGGTAGTGGATATAGTGCAACTGAACCTCCAACAATCTTTATTCAAGCACCACCTTCTGCAGAAGCTTCTGGTACTATAGGATTAAATGAAGTTACTGGATTTACAGTAAATCAGAGTGGTAGTGGATATAGTAAAGCAAAATTTGAAGGATGTGCTAGAGCAGCAAGTGGTATTAAAGAATATTCTGAAGATGGTAATGCAGTATTCTCTGATATTACTATAGCAGCTACAGCAGTTACAAATACTCCTGTTAAATGTTTGGATGCGTTATTCATCAAGAGATTGCTTGATAAGTATACAGAACAGTTCTTACCTGATGTACCTTCTCTAGATTACTCTCAAATTGACGTT